CTAGCAAGGGAGTTTGGAAACTCATTCTTATTAAGCCTACCTAACCCGAAAGATGTTTTAGAGGCTATAGATTGTAATAGGGGAGGTTTTTTGCAAAGATTAGTGGAACTACAAAGAGAAGGTTTTTGTTATGACCTTATAATAAATAAACGAAGAATTACTCATGGCCCAGATATGGATAACATATCGGACGCAGCCACGATAGATTTAGTTCCAGCTATAACAGGTAGTGGCGGCACTGAGATTCTAGCTATTATTAAATTTTTAGGATCAGGCAGTTTTTTTGCTAATGTAGCTAATGCCATCATTTTTGCAGCAATTACTTATGCATTAACACCTAAACCAGAAAACGAAGCTCTAGAAATATCATCGAAAGCCTCAAAAAGCTCTTTAATTTTTAGTAATACCGCTAACTTAGCAGACCAAGGATCGCCAGTCCCCATAGGTTATGGGCGCTTAATAGTCGGCTCTCAAGTCATACAAGCCACTATAAAATCGTTCCCTCAACATCAAGCCCCCTCAAAAGCATTACAAGGTGACAGCAGTAACCCAGTCTTCATAGGAAATAGAACATCATGAAACATATTCTTAAAAAGCTAAGTATTGCAGGAGCAGGAGGTAAAGGGGGTAAACCTAAGCCCCCTATTTATAAACCCCCCGTTATGGGGGAACTACAATATGGAGCCTCTCACAGTTACGCAGAGACATTAGATTTATTGAGCGATGGACCCATCGAAGGTATTGTCAACTCTCATGGAGAACTGGTTGATGGTTTAAATATATTGCAAGGCATTTATTTAGATAATACGCCCGTGGCTGTGACTAACCAATCTGAAAAAAAGTCTGATCAGCTAACGCCCCTAGAAACCGAAACTTTTAATTCTCTTAATTTAGAATTATCTAGCGGAGAAGGAGTCGCGTATTGTCGTGAATTTTTTCAAGAATTAGGAGAGGCCACCAATAGAAGTAGCGGCGGGAAAATAACATCTTTAAAATCTAGCACGGCTGGAGGATCAGATATTTTCGAGGCTGAATCATGGCCTGATGTCGGAATGATGTTTTTAAGGACGAATACGAGGAGCGTAAACAGCCTCGCTTTCCTTAATCGGGAGCAAGCCTTACCGAAAAGGATAGAAAATTATGCTCTTTTTATCAGAGGTTTTATTAAATATAGAGGACTAGATGGAGCGCAAACATTTCCTTGGTATCTCAATGGAGATCTTCAAACGGTATATAATGATAACAATGCAGCTTACAGAAACGACGCTCAACCGAAAGGGACAGTCCAAAACGGCAGCTTAATATGGGGAGATAGTACGCTCAGCGCATCTAAATTCTTATTTGCTTTTAACCCTGTTATATCTTTTACCAGATTGATCATTACACCACCTAATATAACGGGACGGGGTGGATCTATACGGCACGGTAACACAGAATCTTCTAAAATATTCGCTAATAATACAGAAGTACTTAATAAGTTAATACTCCAAGATCTCAATCTTATTCTAAATTTGTATAATACAAATAATATAGTTGGAGGTAACTCATCACAAAGAGAACTAGCGAGCAGAGCTTTGAGTAGCATAGGGTGGACAGAAGGAAGCGTAAACGACCTTTTGTTTAATCATCTAGATACGGAGTTAGGAGGAGTAGTTATATGTAAGGTCACTTCTTCAAATTCTAATTTAGAAGACAAACAAATACTAGATGGGAACGACTTAATGCAGATGCAGACTTTACCTCATGGGTCTACCCGTGGCGCAAATCTTATAGCCTACATGCAAGCCAATGGGATGATAGTCACTGATGTCACTTGCCCTGAAGTCTCTACTGATGGAGTTTTAACTGGAGTTATGAACGGGTTCTTGATTTTTCAATTTCCTATAGAAAATAAAACTTCAGATAATTTTGCTTACGATAATAAGAGCAATGGCAACGTAGTATTTGGAAAGAATCACACATTCCAAATACCTTCGGAAATTATAACGGCATTAAAAGATTTAAATTCTTTTAAATACACAAAAAAGATCGGAAACGGACCAAACTCTACGACACTATCTTTAGATCCTACAATTAATCCTATTCACACGAATAGCTTAAAATTTAATTATAGTAACGTCTTAGCTGAAATTCGCAAAGGCGAAGAAAATCAATCTCCTTTTAATAATTTTAAAAAGATTTTTATTGATCATCCATATGGCAAGGAGTTATTCGGACCTTTTGGGACGGCTAAATCTTTAGGAGACCCGAATACTTCAGAGGAACAAGAAAATGCACCGCAACGCATAACGCCTAATAGCTCCATGTTGTCAAGAGACAACGTAGTCGGGCAATTAGCAAATAACTTTAATACTTTATTGGATAATGGTTTACCTCCTTTTGAAGGGAGCGATGATGAAAGACTAGATGCTAGTAATAAGTCTAGAAATTATTCTTCTTGGGCAGAAAGTTCCCTAGCTAATTTCGATGAAGAAGCTATCTCAGTCATACATACGGTCTATAACCCTAATGTAGAAGAAGCTTTTATAACTTTAGACGTTTCTTCTCTAAAAGATACTCTTATTAAAGAGGTCAAAAACGTAAGAGACGGTAGGTCAATCGATGATAAAGATTTGAGTATAGGCACTAGTTTCCCTACCGTATTAAACATAAGGGTAGAAACTGGTAGGGATGGCTCTGAAGGGGAAATACCACATAAACAATATAACTTTAGAATAGTAGCTTTAATAGAAGGAGGTACTTTAATCGACATTGGCAACCCCGATTATAAAGGGGCTAGCGGTAGAGAGTTTGTCGTCGAGTTAAATGGAGCAGATGATAATTTAAATTATCTTTCTCGACCTTTCGAGTTGCCTCCTAATGAAACTCAAAAAAATGACTCTCTTACAGAAAGTGGAGAACAAGCTATACAAGCTGGCGTTATCAACAAAACGCAGACACAAAACAGGTATATAAAAATAACAAAACTCTCTTATGAAAGTAATTCTGTTATGTTGGATAAAATCGTCTCGGTTAATAAAGTCACAGAAATTATAAATGTTAATTTACCCTACCCATTCTCTGCTATAGTAGGAACTAAATTAGATTCTAGATCTTTTGGAAGCATCCCCAAAAGAACTTATGATTGCAAACTTAAAAAAGTAAAAATCCCCAGTAATTATTTCCCCACTGATAAAGGTATAGATAAAAGATATTATGATACCGAAGCGGAATTCGATAATGCTAGCCAAAAAAATAAATTAATTTATAAAGGAGATTGGGATGGCTCATTCCATACCAGCCTACAATGGACAGATAATCCTGCATGGATATTGTATGATCTATTGACTAATGTCAGATATGGTATGGGTTCGCATATTAATATTAATCAAATTAATAAATGGCAACTATATAAAATAGGTAGATTTTGTGACAATGTAGATAACGAAGGTTATTTCTTAGGAGTCACAGACGGTAGAGGAGGAAAAGAACCCCGTTTTTCTTGTAATATAATCTTTGATCAAGGACAGAAAATATTTGACGCTATAAACACTATCGCCGCCCTCTTCAGAGGAAGGACTTTCTTTAGTAATTCTGAGATTAACTTTGTAGATGATAGACCTAGAAACGCAATTAATTTATTTACTAACGAAAGCGTTAAAGATGGTTTGTTTTACTATTCTAATAATAGAAGAGACGAACAATTTAATACTATAGAGATAGGGTATAAAGATAGATTTAATAACTATGAACCCAAAATAGAAGTTATTGAAGACGAAGAAGACATAAAAGAACGCGGAATCTTTAAGAAGCGCATAGATGGTATAGGAATAACCTCTAGAGCTATGGCTCGTAGAGCCGCTAAACATCAAATTTTTTCTAAAATAAAAGAAAACCAGCAAGTAGCTTTCACTGCAGGTTTAGAGACTCTCTTGTGTAAACCTGGAGATCTGGTTATAATAGAAGACGAATTAAAAACAAATATAACTAATTTTGGAAAGGTTTTAGATGTCAATTTAGAAAATGAGACAATTAGACTTAGCAATAATTCCTCTTCCGCTATGACGACTGGCGTTCTCACTGTTTATAATCCTACAGGTGTAGATAGTATAGACGAATTAAATACTGCAGCTAATCAAATTAGGCAAAGATATGACAGCTTTACTATAACAGGTCTAGCCACTGACTCTTGGCATCGTTTCACTGGAGATTATAGTTTCTCAGGTTACACTGAGGGGTATGAACTCAGCGGACTCGTCTCAGGAGATACTAGATATGTTGATTACGCTTCTTATACGGGGATCTCTGGTACAAACGTATATTTCGAAACAGGTGTAACTGGTTGGATTCTAGGTTCTGGAAATGCTATAGCTTTAGATTCTGGCGATTTTATTGCCAAAGAAACGGGCGCTCAAAGTCTCCTATCATTTAATACAGGAGAAATAGCAGTGCTAGATATGAACGCCGCTGCTGGTGATAAAAGAGGAGCCTCTGTCGTATTTTCTGGTTTTGATTTAGCTAGTTTCCAAAACTATAGCAGGGGTATAACTAATTCAGAGCTATCTAATGTGTCTCCCACACAAATAACAGAAATCGCTCTCACTGGTATAGTGACCAACCTAGACTATGGATGTCTACTCTCAGGCTTCGATAGGCCAGAGATATTGCCATTAGTTAAATTAGGTAGTGCTGCTAAATTCCAAATTAAAGACGCTAGCCCTTTCTTTTATAAAGTTATCTCTATGAAAGAAGAGAACCCCAATGAGTATCTTGTGACTGCCACAAAATACGACACTGGTAAATTTAATTTGATTGACAAAAATATTAGTATAGAAAACAAAGCTAATACTTATAGTTATCAAGTTGCTCAGACAATCAATGGAGTGACGTATCAGACTCTAGATCCACCTACGTTTGTAGGCGATGTGACAACTGGGATACCTAACGCCGCAGATCAGACCTTTAACATAACTGGAAATTGGACTGCGGTAACTGACAGCACTGGTTATGGAGTGAGGTTAACTTTACCAAATGGTCAAGTATTTGATACCGAAACTGCGACTACTGGCATAAGTATTTCTGGATTAAATCAAGTGGGAGTCTTTAATTTAGGTGTAAATGCATTAGGGAATATGGGAAGAAATGGCGGGGATGCATACTATAATTCTCCATATATAAACACTGGGATATTTGTCCTTTATGAAGAATCGCTCGTTTACTCTAAATCGTTTTTAAATAACATTACAATTCTATAATGGACTACACAGGCTACACAGTATTAAAGACCCCCAAAATTGGCGCAGCCTTTGCATATGCAAAAGAAGCAAGGGAATTTGCGACTGGAGCTACAGGGGCAGGAGGATATTTAAATTCCGCCGCGACTGCTAGTGGTTGGACTGATGTTCATTTTGTAAGCGCAATTACAGAAGGATCTAGTCCTTTGCCTGTATCTATAGGAGCGACTTACACGCATATTTATACTGGTGTATCTACTGTCATTGGCGGCTCTACCCCTATAGGAGATTTAAGATCAGAAGATAGCCCATATGTTGGTGTAGGAACTAGTTCTGTTTATTACACTAAAAAAGGCCAAGAATATGGTGCAGCTTTTTACGCTACTTATATAGGAGGGACTAAATCATTACCAACAAAAATAGGTATTGGAACTTCCGCTGGAGATATTACTACAAGTGGATACTACGAAGGCGGTTTTACTACTCGCAGCATTTATGAATTTGAAACTTCATTTACCCCTGATCTTGACGATTTAACAAAAATAACAACAGGTAGCGGAGTCTATAAAGACGGGGCTGATGTATCTTTACAGTTTAATATCTTAAACAGAAATGGAGAACTACTCACTTCTGCGTCTCAAATAGCTGCTGACCCTTTTGTAGAAAAGCAAATTATCAGTATTTTAGATTCTGATTCTAATGTGGCATTTCCTAGCTACAGGACAAATGGAGATTCCACCTTCACTTTCTCCCGATCTCAAAATATAGATGTTTTTGGCTCTTACAATAGGAACTTCGGAATAAGAAATGAGATTGTAAATGCGGACGGAGGAATATCCACTGGAGAGTTCTACCTTTACGCTAATACAGCGACTTTTGATAAAGTAATAGTCCAATCTTCTGGGGAAACTTCCTTAAACGAAAACCTTACTAATCATTCTCCACCAGATACTGGGAGTATAACCTCTGCCGCTGATAGAGCAGACGCAATTAAGTATTTTAATAACCAACCCATAAACACATCTGGTTCTACTGGTTTTATAGAGTTAACGTTAGGTTTTAATGAAAGTCCGAACTTTACTAATTTAGGTGACCTCACTATATGGAAGGGAACATCTGGTGATTTTACAACAAACAGAGGTAATTTAGTAAGTAATTATCCATTAAATTCAATTCAAGAAGGGCAGCGCATTAGAATTACTGCTAACGATGGTATAGAAGAAGCCACTCCTCTCTTTTTTAAATTAGCAGCAGACAGTGAAGTTGCGTTTGAATCAGAGTTGTTGACTATAGGACCATATACTCTTGAGCCTAATGTCGAAGGCCCAGATTTAAATCTTTATAACCAAGGAGACCAATCATTGATTGGAGACTTTACTATCCAAGGGGGGTTAGAAGGAGATGATGCTAACGGTGGTAATTTAAATGTTAGCGGGAACGCTCTAGGCACAGGTGACGGGGGTAGACTGACAGGTCCAGAAGGTAAACCTTACTTGCTCACGGGAGATGCAGGGACCGAATCAGATACTTTACAAAGTGTTACTAATCGAGGTAATACTACAACGAAGTCGATCATATCTACTGGGCCATACCTCTCAGGTACGAAGGGATACTTTGGTGACGTTGGTATTGGGACAACCAATTCAGACTCTAAATTAGAAGTAATAGGAAATAATGCCAGAGTACAAATAGCTACACCCGATGGGTATTCAATCAAAACTTCTACAAAAGCTGTAATAGCGGGAGTAGGGAGCCAAACCATTTCTTCACTAGGATCAATGATTGCTGGAGGATCAGGCCAGCACATTAGTGGAGATTATGATACTATTGCTGGAGGAGCGCTTAATAATATTTCAGGATGCGACTTCTCCTTTATCGGAGGCGGATATAACATCGATATTATCGAATCTGAATACTCTTCTAGTATAGGAGGTTATAACAATGACATATCTGGATCTAATTACTCTGTGATTGGAGGGGGTCTAAACAATTCTATAGAAGGTTCACCTTCTAATTATATAGGGGGTGGAGAAAATAATTTAATTACTGGAGCCAACTCTTTTATTGGAGGAGGAAACGCAAACAAAGTTTTAGCCGACTATTCTTTTGTCGGCGCAGGAGAACAAAATACTGCTAGTGGAGACTTTTCCATAATTATAGGAGGAGAGAATAACAAGACATTTGGCAGTTATTCTATAGTTGCTGGAGGAGAAGGGAATATCGCTAGTGGATTACGCTCGTTCGTAGGAGGTGGCCTATCAAACGAAGCCAACTCAGAATTTTCTTACGCTTTCGGTAGACGAGCCAAGATAACAGAAAGCCATAGTGGAGCAGCCCTCTTTACCGATGGCAATAACTCCGATGCTCTATCAAGTGGCGCACATACTGCGACTTTAAAATTCCAGAACGGAGTTTACGTCCAAACAGATAGTGG